GGGCACACATAGGTGGCTACAGGATATTTCCTTACGGTGATTATAACGATCTACCTACCCAGATCAAGAACATTATAGCCAACAACCCAACAGCTCCTGGACTACTTGCCAAGAAGAGAGACCTTGTATATGGACAAGGACCACAACTTTATGTTGATAAAGTAGTGAAGGGTGTATATGTAAGAGAATGGACAGAAGACGAAGAAGTAATGCAGTGGCTAGAGTCATGGGACTATGAGTCCTATCTCATGAAGCAGATTGTAGACTACAACCATATAGAAAGCGGCTTTACTAAGTTCATCCAAGGTAGAGGAGGCAGGATAGGAAGGCCAAAATTTCTTAAGCTTGAGCATTGCAAGGCAGATAGATCACGCCTTGCCGTTGTAGATACCAACATCAATGAGCTAGACGCTACCCATTGTGTGGTCACAGATTGGGGTTTCCACCATATTAACTCAGTTAAGAACTACCAAGCCTATAGGTTGTTTGATTTTAAAAATCCATTCGCTCATAGGATATCTGCTTATTATTCCTCAATGTATTCCTTTTGCCAGGACTATTATACAGTGCCGGACATATATGGATCACTAGAATGGATCCGTCGTGCCACTGCTATCCCTTTCTTATTGAAAGCCTTTTCAGATAATTCTCTTAACATTAAGTACCACATAGAAAGTCCTGGTGCATTTTGGGCGAATAAGAAAGAGCAAATGAAAGAACAATTTGTCGAAGAGAAAAAGACCTTTAAGGAGGAGTACTTTACAAAATGGAAGCAAGAGTTTTTCGGGAAAATTGGTAAAGTATTAGCTGGAGATAAAAATGTAGGTAAGTTCCTTCATACAGAATCTGTAATGGAAGTTGATGGCATTAACCTCACAGAGACAGGATGGAAGATAAAATCTATCGACCAGAACATAAAAGAATTCATTGAAAGCCAAATTAAAATATCAGATAGAGCAGACAGGGCTGTATCTTCAGGGATAGGATTGCATGGTGCACTAGGAAATATTAATGAATCTGCTAGGAGTAATTCTGGTTCTGAACAACTATACGCCCTCAAGAACTATCTAGCCACGGGTATTTCTATTCCAGAAAAGATTATAACCAAACCTTTAAACTATGCTCTGAAAGCTAATTTCCCAAACAAGAATCTTAGGGTAGGATTCTACCACATGGCAGCCAAGGCAGAAGAGGAAATCCACTCTGGTGACAGATTAAAAGAAAATATATAATATGAAACTTATATTCAAATCCACAGAATTCCCAACCTATATAGAAGAGTTTCTTCCGTTTTTGGATAGAGATATCAAGTACATCTATATGAAGCCTCACATTATATCTGCACAAAAGGAGATAGTAAAGGTGATAGGGAGCGAAACTTTTGCTTTAGCTATTAAGGCTTTTGAAAGTGAAGAAATAACAGCTCTAGAGAATGATATTTTATATCATTTCCGAATGCCAATACTTTTATATGCTTACAAGTTATATGCTCCATCTAGTGATTTGAGGCATGGAAACAATGGTCGTAAAATGACCAAAAAAGAGGATGAGTCCAACCCTTTTGAGTGGATGATAAATAGGGATAATGAAAACTTAGAGCGTGGTTACTACAGAGAGTTCGATAACCTTATTTTCTTCTTAAATAAATTCAATGTATGGCAACAGTCTGATACATACAAGAAGATGCGAAGTCTTTTTGTACATAGCACAACCATTTTTGATGATCATTTTCCTGTTAATTCCAGATTGCTTTTGCTTAAGCTAGAACCAGGTCTTAAGCAAGCAGAGCGAAAACACATCCACCCCATTATTGGACAGCAGTTATTTCTTAAGCTTAAGGCTTACCTCCAACAGTCTGAAGTACAAGATCTAGAGTATTATCCAGGAGAAGCTCCAGAGCTAAATGGCGAAGGCGAAGTCGATACCATTACTCTTGAGCCTTTGGAGGAAGAAGTTTTGAAACTTACCGAAGAGGCTTGCGTTTATTTTTCCATGGCTTGGGCTATGAAAAGGCTAAAAGTCACCTTATTTCCAGAAGGTCTTTTGCAGTCTTATGTTGGTGATCGTAATACAAATAAAGCACGCAAGACTCCTGAAAATCTTGAAACACAATTGGTAGCACAAGAGTTCACTAAAGATGGTGAAGATGTTCTTATCCTTATTCAGAATAAAATAGCAGAGCTTAACGTAGACAACCAACAAGAAGTCACCAATATGGAGGATTTCCACCTAAGAACCGAAGTCCAACACAACGACGACGATAAATCATTTACTGTTTAATTATACCCTTATGAAATACTTTGCTTATTACTTAAAAAGCTTTTGGTTCTATCTTTTTGGGAACAAAATAGATAAGCTTAACCTTAAGCTAGAAAAAGCAGCTATCGATTCTACACGTAATCGCTACAAGCTTAAAAAAGAAATTTCCAACCAACTCAACAAGGCCTTTGGCATCAGCTTTAGTAAAAAGTCAAAATACATACCAGTAAAAGGCCATAACAAACAACTTATTTTCAATTATGTCAACAAGCATTTCAGCAAAGAAATGATACAGAACAACATTATCTTAACAAGAAGTCTAAACTGGAAATAGATGCACGAAATAGACATTCCAGAGAGAAAGAAAAGGCTATACATGCCCCAGCATTTAGGCGAATGTGATAATGATCAATTTGCCCACATGGCCTTTTTGTTCTTTCAGTATCAAAACAAACAGATCACCTATGAGCAAATGCGATACAACTCAGTCTATAAGCTTCTTAACCTAGAGGTTGGCAAAAACACTAAGCTGAATACTTTAGATAGGGATAACATGAATACCAATATCTATCAACTATCGGTTTTGGTAGATTCTTTTTTTGAACATCTGGAAGATGACAAGATACAGCTTCGGCAAGAGTTTAGGGGCAATCCCATGAAGCACATCCCTGTCCTTAAAGGAAAACTTAAAGGCCCTGAAGATAATTTTGCAAATATGACCTTTGGCCAGTACCTAGATGCCTTGGACATTTTCGGAAACTTCATAGAAGATCCAGACACTCAATTGCTCTATGATCTCTGTGCTACCCTTTATATTAAGGGCGCTTATAATTCCAAAAACACTCCCAAAATCGCCAAAGAACTTAAGAAGAACTTTTTTGGCTACGTGTATGGCGCCTACCTTGTATTTACTACTTTCCAACAAATCATTAATAACTCTATGATTATGATAGAGGGTAATTTGTGCGATTTATCCATTTTATTTCTTAAACCAAAAAATTATAAAAAATACACCTCTTACCCAAGTATAGGGATGAAGTCTACTGCTTTTGTTTTGGCAGAAAGTGGTGTTTTTGGAACATACAACCAAGTAAGAGACTCAAATATGTGGGATATCTTTGCTAGGATGTACGATATTAAAGTAAGGGACCTGGAGAGTGAAAAGCAACAAGAAGAGCAACAGCGAAAGCAAAAATCTAAGAAATAATGAATTTACTTATCCAACTTTATACTTATGGACTAATGCTCCAGCAAGACTTCCCAAGTCTTAGTGTTTTTGATGTCGTATCAGACGATTCACAAATATTGGAACACCTAAAGGCTTTTTCTGAAGCTGATATAGGTTTTTTTATTGTGGAACCAGAAATTCCAAAAGAAGGAAGCCAAGACCAGTGGCAAGATGTTGCGTACATGCAATTTCTTATTGTAAAAAAGATATCAGACCGCATTACTCTTAAACAAGAAATGCAAATCAAAAACACGCTATACAATCTTGCTTACCAGCTAGATTTAATGATGCAGTGGCATAAAGAAGGGACATATGGGCTTACCTATACATTCTCTACAGAAGATGACACCTTACCAGACGAGGATGTGGCGTGTTACCTTATGAGTCATCTAGAGGTAAAGTCCATCCAGAAAACACCAGTAAGTATGATGAAGACCTACGTGGGTTGGTCTATAAACTTTAAGATTAAACTGCAATGATAGATCGAAAGACAAACCTAGGTAAAGTGCTAGAAGGCAAGTTTATTTCTCAAGTTTTAGAAGAGGAGGGGCAGGATATTAATTCTGAAATAGGTAGCAACATGTCTGGTTTTTCCAACCAAACCAATAGGGGAAGAAGCTTTGTGGTAAGAGATAACACACTGGCATATAGTTTTCCTATGACCAATAGGTTTATAGACATGAAGTCTCGACAGACCCAAAAGGGAAAGATAAAAAAGAAGAATTACAAGGTCCACAATACTATTCTTTTTGGCTATGCCAACAATATAATAGGACGGCTTTCTTATGGATTCACTCAAGAAACCAAAGAGGAGCTCATGAAGCTTCACAATCTTAAAATATAGTTATATTTGAATTATGATCACTACTCAAGCTAGTTTAGAATTTATCGCAGTACATCTCGACATCAAAAAGCGGTACGCCAGCAATTACTCAGAGGTTATAAAACCTTACATTAAGACATTGCGCCAAGTCATGGAAAGCAACCACATAACCGTACAGGAGGCCCTACAAAAGATTAACAATTCTACACTGGTGCAAGCCAAACAAGTAAAAGATCCCAAAAAGCAGGACAAAGAAAATGCCATCGCTTTTCTTTCCCAAAGGCTTTATGTTTCTGCTTTGCTCTGCATTTTGGAAGCTGATGCCATTCCTACCACAGATATCTAGGGTTTTATATTTGTTTTTTTAGGCATACATTTGAGGTTTAACTTAAACCTTAATTTTTTATGAAAGCTACTATCATTTTACTTTTAATTACAGCAAACCTTTATTCACAGGAGGTAAAACTAAACCAGGAGATAAACCTTTACGAGTATTCTCACGTTAAAGATCTAGATGTAGAAAAACCAGCAAAGATCGATTTATTTCTAACTCAGCTTAGAAAGCTTAACTATACCAATATAGAAAGTGGTACAGATTTTATAAAGGCAGACAATTTTGTCACTAAAATGATTTTTGGCTCTGCAATGGAAGTGCATTACAACTTACTTCTAGAATTTAAAGAGAATAGGTATAAGCTTTTAGTTAACAATTTTAAGGTAAAAGATGTCCGCTATGGCTCTGTAGCTATAGAAACCCTTAAGAAAAGATCTACAGGCAAATGGGTAGGCTTCATTAATGAGGAATTACCCTTAATTATTTCGAATATTGAAACTGTAGACGATTGGTAAAATAAATCTTTTACGTTTTACTTGCGTTTAACTTACGTATTCAAATATTTGTTATATGTTTGTATTGTCCAATAATTAGAATCAATACAAATGAACCTTTTTTTAATCTTATCCCGAGAGAGCACCAGTGTAAGTCTGGCCATTTCAAGAAGTTTCTTTTTGTTGGACACCACTCTCGGGTCTTTAAATCTTAAAAGTTATGTCCAACGAAAAGAAACAACCACTCACAGACGAGCAAAAACAAGAAATTAGGGATTTAGTCCTCACAGAGTTCTACAACCTACACGAAGGCCCTGCCACAGTACAGAAATCACTCCTTATCGCCTTCAAAGGCTTTTTAGAATCTGTAGATGGCGAAGACCAAGCCTATTCTCACACGGTAGATACCATAGGAGAAGATATATTTTTGGTCTGCGCCCTTCTAGATTATCTTAAGGATCCTGGCAAAGAGGAATCTGTTTACGACCTGCGCGGTATGTTACATTTTACCGCACTAGAAAATCCTATGGATCATGTCTAAAGCGAAATACATCGCTTATCGTAATCTACGCCCTGTAGCAACACACCAGGGTGTGGAGATCGATGAAGGAAGCCTATGGCATCGAGAAGCAGACAAGGACTTTCTTGTCTTAGTTGATGAAGATGAGTATATTACAGCAGTATTTATTCCAAATCTTTTTACTCTTAATTCTTAAAGAATCATGTATCTAGGAACATCAAAGCGTTACTGCTCTCTTATTCTTACGTTTAGATTGGCGACATATGTAGTTTACTACCGAACATTATCGCAAAAAAAGAAGCTTACAATTTTCACTCAACCAATTAACACTTTTCCTTATGCCAAAGCTTGAAAAAGTGATACAAATAGAGATCACACCTACCCAGTACGTCAACTCCTGCACCTATACAGAACTCTTGGAACTCTCTCTAGAGGTGGAAAGAAAAATGTCTGCTGCAGCTACTCTAATTCGTGAGGATGAAAGTAGTCTACCCCATTTTGGGCAAGGACATTAGAAATGAAAAAGGCTACTACTAACAAAAAGACTTGGTATTGGAATGCTTTAGTTTAAATATATCGGCTCAGATGTGAGTCGATATATTGAAACTTACCAATTCTAACTATAATTAATATTAACTAAATAAACAGAAATCATGAAAACACTAGAATTTATTTACCAGGAAACCCAAATACATTTTTTGGTAAACCCAACAGATGCCAATGTGATGGTAAATGCCACTGAAATGGCAAAACTATTCGGAAAAGAAACAAAGGACTTTTTAAGATTAAAGTCAACCAAAAAGTACTTAAATCGTTTACTTGAAAAATTAAATATCGTGGCAGATGTGCCACGATATAATGAAATTGATTTGGTTTATTCAAACAATAAAGCAGGAACTTTTATGGATGAGATGGTCGCTTTAAAATTTGCTGCTTGGCTAGATGTAGATTTTGAAATATGGGTTTACAGCTGCATTCAAGATATTCTCTTTGGGAACTATAAAAAGCATTGGGAAGCACATGCTCGTCAAGAAGAAGCTAAGCAAAAAATGGAAATTATTAAAGTTCAAATTATTGAAAATCCTACTTCTGAAATGGTGATTGAATACTTTGAAAGGGAAAGTCAATTTAAACAGGCTAAAAATGCTAAAACAAAAGCTATCCAGAATCAATTGAAATTGTTCGGAAGTCCTAAAACAAGCACATGAAAAAAACTAGCAAACAAATGGCTATCAAATCCCATAAGATCATGACTCACCTCATGTGTCTTATGGACGATTTGGAATCTGTAAAAGCAGATGGCCCAGAAGCCTTAGAAATGGTAAAAGTTATTGAGCTTCTCTTACCCAAAATGGAAAGAGTTATAGACTCAACCTTTGGGAAATCGACCTACCTAAGGTCTAACACGTATTTGCAAGACATGCAAAATAGATTTGAAACTGTAGTTAGAAAAAACTATCAAAAAATAGAATCATAAAAACTCTAAACGAGCACCAAATGGCGCCCAAATAATCCATTTAAACAGAAAATTTAATGACACTTCTAAAACATAATCAGCTCGAGACCATTGTAAAAGAAAGCTTCCAGATAGAGGATTTGTTTAGTCGATCTCGTAAGAAATCCATTATTGTGGCCAGAAGTGTTTACTTTTTCTTACTTAGGGATCACAAGTATACTCTGTTAAGGCTTTCCGCTTTATCTGGACGTGATCATGCTACGGTGATGAATTCTATAGATCAGTTTGAAGGTTTTTACGCTTACTACTACGAATACAAATCCCAAATAGACTATGTCATTAGCGAATGGGAAAATATTACTAACATTTAATCCAAAATTCATGAAAACTTTACTCTTTACTATTCAATTTTTTGTGTTACAAATCTCTATTCCAGTACAGCCAGTAAGCGAAAGCTCTAGTATGGAATGGATGATCTACTTATGGTTATTTGTATTTTCCGCTTCAGCGTCTATATTGTGTAGATTCATTTGGCTTTTCTATAATCGCAAAACCAAACAAGAGGACTGGTATCAAGTTTGGCTTAAGGAAAATTACCCAGAGAAGAACGGGGACCAATAGGTTTAACTTTTAGTACTAACCAACTACTAAACCACTTCCCACCACTTGTCACACCTTAAACCTATCGATTAACCCAAATTTGAACAAAAGTTCATAACATGGGAAAGCGCATTGTAGACGAGGAAATGAGGTTTTCCATTATTATTAATGGAGACACCGCACAAAAAGAGCTTCAGGGTCTAGATTCTCAAACTAGAAAACTTACGTCTACCAACAAAACGCTTAGGGCAGAAAGGGATAAACTCCGTGCTCAGGGTAAGCAAAACACTGCCGAGTATAAGAAACTTTCTGCTTCTATAAAGGAAAACAACTCTGTCATAAACGCCAATAAGGCAAGAATGAAAGAGTTGCAAAATCAAATAGGGGTAACGGGTCTTACCATGGCTCAATTGCAAAAAAGAGCCTCTACATTACGTTTGCAATTGCGTAATATGGTACCAGGATCCGCAGAGTATAAACGTTTGCAACTGGATCTTACTGCAACCAATTCTAGAATAAAGCAACTGGCCACCCAAGCCAATGCTGCTAAATTCTCTCTTAGTGGATTGGCAGATGGATTTAACCGTTATGCAGCTTTGGGAGTTTCAGTAATAGCGGGTCTTACTGGCATTGCCTTTTCTATACAGAGGGTGATTGACTTTAATTCTGAACTCGCAGACGCTCAAAGTAATGTTCAAAAAACAACTGGTCTTACTATAGATGAAGTCAACGAGCTTACTAAAAGTTTTGGACAACTCGATACAAGAAGTTCGCGTATGGAGCTTCTGGGCCTTTCGGAAGAAGCAGGCCGTTTAGGAATAACAGGTGTTAAAAACATAATGGGCTTTGTAGAAAGTGCCAACCAAATGAAGGTTGCTTTAGGCGATGATCTTTCCGACCAGGCTATACGAGAAGTTGGTAAAATGACCAACATTTTTCAAGTTGGTGAGCAAACTGGAAGAAGTTTTGAAAAGTCTATGCAGTCTTTAGGGTCTGCCATAAACGAAATTTCTGCTTCTGGTGCCAACACCGCAGATTTCCTTGTAGATTTTATGAAGCGTACCGCAGGGGTTTCAGACCTCGCAGACATACAAGCTGATAAAATTATAGGTTTGGCTGCAGCTTTTGATGAGCTTGGCCAAAGCCGTGAAATTTCTGCCACTGCTATCAATAAAACCTTGCTTTCTATGGGTGAGAACGTTAGTGATTTTGCTAGTATAGCAGGTCTTTCTATAGCAGAGTTTTCCAAACTTTTGGAAGAAGATGCCAACGAAGCGCTTATTGTTTTCCTTGAAGGAATTAACAAAGGTAATCCTACAATGGAAACCATGGCACAACGTCTTAAAGGGATTGAGCTTGGAGGCACAAGAGGTATGCAAGCTATTTCTGCTCTTGCTAGTGATACAGATCTTTTACGAAAAAGACAAGAACAGGCTGGCGTAGCCCTAAGAGAAAATACATCCCTTACTAACGAGTACAATCTTAAAAATGAAAATTTTGCTGCTGTAGTAGGTAAAATTAATAAAGCTTTAAATGGTTTTTTAGCTGGACTAAAAGCTCCACTTGAAAGCTTTATCCGTGGGTTTGCAGATTTGTTTGGAATTGTAGACGATGTTTCTGAAGCTCTTGAGAAACAAAACGTGCAAACCTTTAAGGCTGCACAAAATAATAGATTATTAGCTAGAGAAAGCTCTAGGCTTTTAGAAGAATATAAAGAGTTAACCAAGGACGGTGTTGAGCCTACAATAGAGGTAAAGGAAAGGCTAGAAACTATTACTCTGCTACTTAAGGATCGTCTTGGTGAATCTGTATTAATGATAGATGAAGAGACTGGAGCTTTCAAACTCAATACTGAAGCTGTAAGAGAACAGATAAAATTAAAAAGACTACAGGCAGATGAAGAAGCGAGTACGCTTGCATCCCGTTTGCAAGGAGCAAAGGACAGTCAAGCTGCACTAGAAAATGGTGTAAAACAATTAGAATCAGAACTTGCGATTAGAGAGCGTATTAAGAACGAAGCTCTTGATGACTTTACTCCAACTGCCACAACTAAGAGAGGGCAGTTGGGTGAAAGATCTAGATTACCAGAGGTCATTGCAAGTAGGGATGCACTTATAGCATTAGCTGATGCTAGAGTAGAACTCAATTCTAATATCCAAAAGCAAATTGATCTTACAGAAAAATTAAAACAACTCGATTTTAGTCCAGAAGATGTAGAAGCTTTTTTTAATCCAGTAGAAGGTAGTACTGGACCTAAAGAAGGTGAAACCAAAAGCATAGGTGATATTTCATTTGTCTACAAAAACGGCAAATGGGAACGAGTGAGAACTACTCAAAACAACCAAGGCAGTCTTAATTCTGAAAAGGAATTTGCAGATAAACTCTTACAACTTACTAGAGATAGTGAAGACTCTATGTTGGAGGTAATGCAAGAAGGTTTACAAAAAGAATTAGCTCTTGAAGATTTAAGAAACAAGCGAGTTAATGAAGATTTGCAAAGTCAGCTTGCTTCTGAAGAAGTTATTCAAGAACTTAAAAATAAAGGCAAATTAAAGCAAGCCAATAAGCTTCTTCTTCAAAATGAGCAAATCAATAAAAATATTGAAACTCAAGATGAAATACATCAGCAAAGGAGATCTCAAATATTTAGTGATGGGATCGAAGATGAAGTAAGATTATTAGAAGATCAATACCTGCAAGAACAAGTTTTAATTCAAGAAGCTCGTAACGTAAAATTAAGAGCTGTAGCAAGTTCACAGGAAGAAACTCAAAAGCTTAAAGATCAATTTCGTAGAGAGGATTTAGCAAAAGAGAAAGCTCACATCCAAGAGCTTAAAGAGTACATCCAAAATATAAACGACACAGATACCTTTAAAGGATTTGACATTGAGCTCCTTACAGAAGAACAGAAGAACCAAATTGTTGCTAGACTTCAGGTCTTAGGTTTAGAAATTTCACAAATTAATCTTCTTCTAGCTCAAATGAGTAATGGAGGACAAGCAGACGCACTTGGAGATCTTGGTCTTGGTGGTAATACAGACATCCTTGGTTTTACACCCGAGCAATACGACACGATGTTTACCAATTTTAGAGATTTAGAAAATGTTCTAGAAAGTGTTGTAATGGTAGCAGCTGCAGCGAATAATGCTTTTGCTATGTTTTCCAATATGCGTAGCCAAAATGAAAACGCTAGGATGCAGCAGCTCGAGCAAAATAACAATCGAGAAAAGCAAATTCTTAAAGACAGATTAGATTCAGGATATATAAATGAGCGCCAGTATAACGATGCTGTTGCTAATATGGATGAAGATCTTGAAAAGAAAAAGGAAGAGATTGCTAAGAAACAGGCTGAGCGAGAAAAAACAATGGCTCTCGCATCCATTGCTATAAATACTGCTCAAGCTATTATGAGTATTTGGGCGCAAGTACCAAAGTTCGACTTTGGTATTAGTGCAGGGATACTTACAGGTATTGTTTCTGCTTTGGGTGTTGCACAAGCAGCAATGGTACTATCTACACCTGGTTATGAAGAAGGCTTTTACGGTGATACTTTTCCTGTAAAGCGGGAGCAAGACGGTAAGATATTCAACGCCATAAATGGTGGTATGTCTAGATCTGGACTTGTAGACCAGCCTACTACGTTTCTTGCAGGAGAACAAGGAAAGCAAGCCCCAGAGATGATTATTACTGGTGGCGATTATGCCAAGCTCACACCAGATCTTAAGGAAACCCTCAATAGGCAGTTGTCTACCGTTCGTGGTTTCCAAGACGGTTTTTATAAAGAAGAAACTGGCCAAGGAACAACTAATGAGATGGCACTGCTTATCGCCCAAAACACAAATACTCTTATTAAGCTCAATAAGATTATAGAAAGCGGCATCATGGCTAAGGTTATTGCTAGTGAAGCCAATGCCAGAGAACTCCAAGAAGCCCTAGACAAATTCAGAAAAAGAAAAGAATCATCAAAACTATAAGACCATGCCATACTATCCAGACCTTACCCCTATTATAAGAGATTTTGACCCAATGCCAGGGACAAATACAAGGACTAATTGGGAGTTTACAATGCCCGGTTTACCAGATGAGGATACGGTTTATTTTTTTCCTGATACTAACCAACAGATCCCCGATAGAAATAATCTTATAACAGTTCCCAATTACAACGAAACTCTTGGCAATACAGTGTTTTCGCAATACAAAATTAAGGGTAGAAGTACCCCTGGCACTGCAGGTTCTTTCGATCATATTGTTGTTGCTACAAATATTCCAGAGGACGGAATAATAATCGATGAAGATAATCTAGTTTTTGAGGATGTTTTTTCTTACGAAGATCTTCAAAACCTTCCTGCCAATAGTGATAACAGATTATTTATTGTAAGACGATACACTATTGAAGCCAAGAGAATATCTACAGAAAACTGGGAGCTTCAACACAGCGTATATATTCGCATTGCCGTTCAAAAAGTAGAAGCAGGAAATTTCTTTATAAACCCAAGTGTGGCAAATTTTAATCATGTTCTTGGAAATGAAGAAAGACCCGTTGTAACCATGATGCTATATTCTACCCCAGGTGTTTTGGTTACTCTAAAAGATGATTTTGAGTTAGTGGGAGATAATGTTCCCAATCCTATTACTTGGTTGGGAAGGACAGCTTACAGTTACAACAATACTTCAGAATTGCAAATAAGATTAAAAGAGTCTGCAGACGAAAGAGTAGATGAGTTAAGAACTTGGGAAACTGTTTTAGATGTTTATTTAGGGAATAATTATGGGGGTAGAAAGTTCCTTAAGGCAGATGTTTTGGTCTCTAGCACTACAGAATTTACCTTTCAACCTCAAATGCTAAATTTTCTTGTTGTCTTGGGCGCAGAAAATAATGTATCACAAACCTTAAGAATCTCTGGAACAGGAAATTGGAGTATGGCAGCACCTTCTTGGTTGTCTCTAGAGGAGACCTCTGGGGCCAACGCTTCCCAAATAGATGTACTACCCATAGACGATGAGTATTTTTCTGCTGGTGTTTACGAAAATGATATAGTACTCATAGCAAACGAAAAAGAGTATACTATCCCTGTAAGACTAAAAGTTGCAGAGCGTTTTGAGCTTGGGTTGTCCAAGTCTGGACTCAATTTTACAGACGAAAACACCGCAATTAGTAGAGTTTACAATAATTCTCCACAAGAAAGATATGTTGTCGTAGATGTAGAAGTTTCTCCTATAGGCTATCCATTTGCCACTACGCTGCCAAAAACGTATAGGTATAGAATAGGATTTTTCGATACCAAAGCAGAAATACACATTGGGGAGATTGTAAAGCGGTCTCTTAGTAGCTTAGATGCGAATTCCCTATACAAGTTGCTTATGGTTAGAGAGTCATTAGATCCCCTTGTTAACAATAACTTTATAAAATATTACAAGCCGTCTTCTGTTACTATCAAAAGTCAGCTATATAATGCCTTAGATAATACTTTTGTAGATCAGCAAGAAAACAAATTAATCCGTTTTATCACCGGTCGCAATCCTTTTTTTCAAGAAAACTTAGCCCTTCTTAGAGATAAAGACGTTCAGCAAAAAGTCACCAAAGATTCTTCTAGGCTTATTAATTTTGTAACTAGAGAGAAAATAGTGTTAGAGATATTAAGAAACGGAAAACTTTACGATTCCTTTGAAGAAGAAATAAATATAGAGAGACTCTACGGCTTACTTGTAGATTTTTCTGAATTCGACATAGGAGATGAGATTGAGTATAGGCTTTTCCCTAAAGAAATTGATTTTATACAAAAAGTCGTACAGCGAGTAAGTTTTATTGTCTACCCAGAAGGCAAGAGTTTTAACCAAGTGGTTTACGAAGATGAATACAGCCTGCCACAGTTTTTTGACTTTTGTGGAGACTGGAGATTCTCTTCAGAAAACGAACTCATCCAATCCAAGGATGTTACAAATCTTGTAGAATCTATCAAAAACGAAAAGTCTATTAAGACTATAAGTCTTGTTATGAATACAGGGTATATCCCTGCAAGTAACCAGATTTACTTGGAACAGGTTAGAAATTCCAAAAACTGTTGGCTCTTGGGTAATTCTACAGAACCTCTAGTCGAGCTTGTGCCCAAAGCTTATAATATGGTCAATTACGATTCTGACTTAGATCTATACCAATACGACGTAGAATTCCAAATAAACCCAACCAATGATTTACAAAATTATTCATAAAGATTTCGAGATAAATCTACTAGATAAAAATCTAGACTTTACCGAGCAGAACCAATGGTTTGTGGAGGGGGTGTCCATTAACTTTACTTTACCTATATCTATTACTCTCACCAAGGAGCTAGACAAAGTGTTTAATATGATATCACATCTCAATTCTTATGTAGAATCTACTACTTTCGATGTCAAGATCTATAAAATGGATACCTCTTATGAAGCCGTTTTATCTATAGAAAAAATCACTGGGCTACAAATAGATCTTTCATTCAAATATGGTTTTGACGAATACCCCAATTTTTCTAAAGAATTAAGAAGCTTACCACTAGAGGACAAAGATGTTACTGGTCTTAGGCAGGATGCTAACAGTCTTACCGATATCTATTGGCCAGAGACTAATTATAAATATCCATCGGTTTTAGTTCCACAAGATATACTGGATAATGATCTTGGAAGGTTCGATGCTTTTGAAGGTGTGATAAACCTATTCCAAAATGGACAATTTGCAGAAAACACATTCGATACCGAAACAAACATTGCTTCCAACAGGACAGTTCTGCAACCATTTCCTTATTTATTACATGTTTTACAAGTTGGTTTTGAAGATGCTGGATTTACATTGTCTGGCGACATATTAGTAGACGATAAGCTTCAAAAGATTTTGTTTGGTAAGCTTGGCGAGTATTACATTAACTTTTCTGGAACCCAACAGGAGATTTCTATTTCCACTTTAGATTTAAATCCTTTTATAGATGTAGATACAGGGAATGAATCTTATGGTATGTCTGTTTATGATTATGACTGGACTAGTGTGCCATCTGTAATTCAAAATTTATTACTTAATGAAAGTTATCCAGCATTAGTACGTGTAGGATGGTATTATGAAACTATAGAACTTAGTGAACCAGGTAAATATATTTTAGCTGGAAATGTTAGTTTAAGATTTATTCCTTTTATAGATGCTTATTTAAGGATATTCTTAGGAGATAATTTATTAGTCTCCATTAATCATGACGCATTAGACAATAATTCGGCTACATACTTTGAAAGTATTTCTATTGAATTTGATCTATTTACTACAACTCCTACAATTTTAAAGATATTTGGCCTCAATGGTTTTACTTTTGAAGATGGTGGTCCTAGAAATGCGGAAACTGTCACTAAAACATCAATTGTAGATCTTACACTTACCAAAATCGCTAGTCGTGAAAATGGTGTTTTTGTTCCAGCTCTCAATGAAGCCGATAAAGTAAAGCTTAGCGAGACGATGCCCAACAAAACCTTTGGAGATTTGGTAAAGGCAGTAATGGCTTGGCGAAATTTGGATATTACGGTAGATATAAACAACCAAGAGGTTGTAATGAACAAGATTACCAAGTCCATTAATTCGGCAGTATCACAAGATCTTAGAAATACTGAAGTAAGGTTTCCTACTCGGGAGCCTAACGAAAAGAAATCCTTTTTACTTCAATTTGAAGAAAAACAAGACGATTTAGATTATAAAAAGTTACTATTTTCTAGAGAAGGGGCACAGACAGAAGGATTTAAAAGAGATGAAAATACTCAAGATATAAACATTGGTCTTTTCCCAGTTCTTAATAAAACTGTTGATGGTCTCACTTCTACATTTTATCCAGATAATCACCAAGGCGTTATTTCAGTCTTTTACCATGACGATCCTTCTGTCACTGGTAACCTTTCTTTAGATCCTACTTCGCTACTTATCCCAGGTGTGTTTGATCAAGACCATAAAGATTGGTTAAGTTTCCGGTTATTTAGCCAAACTTTTAAATGGTCCAATGTTATGTCTATTGAAGAGGCTCTCTCTTTAAGTGTACGAAAGAAAAGCTTTGCTTATGGCCAGAATCATTTCATTAAGCAACTTATAGTGAGGATTATCGATAAAGATTTTACTGAGGTCGATCTTGAAACTGAAGCCTAGAAGACATTGTCTATTAGGTTTATGTTTCTGCTCGATTCCTCATAGGCTATATTTATGTATCTCTCTGTCATTCTACTAGAGCTGTGGCCTAGTAGGTTTTGCAAGTCGGTTTGGTTCCCGCCCATTCTTATATAGTTGGTTGCGAAAGTATGGCGCCCTACGTGCATCGTTAAGTTTTTGTGAATGCCTAGATTTGTTCCTACCAACTTCAGCTTCTTATTCATATATTGATCAGTGAGGGTTTCCATAAACAGTTTGGGTTCTTCTTTTAAAACGTCCTCTGCTTTTTTTGAAAGATTTATGGTTATTGGCTTTTGTGTCTTTTGGCTTATTATTTTATACTGGCTTTCTCCCTTTTGTCTTTTCATCTGGAGCAGATCAGAAACTCGTAAACCTGTAAAACAGCTCATAAGAAAATAACCAACGGTCAACTTTTGAAATTTTGGTATAAATTCTGAAAAATAATATTTCCAAATGAGTTCCAGTTCCTTAACCTCAAGAGTTGTAGGTATTGTTTTTATCTCTTTTATTTTAAGGTCTTGGATGTTTAGCGGCATTTGTATTTCATTTCTCTTAGCTTCATAGAGAAACTTTCTTATGGCAGACATGTTGGCCATTACCGTACTTTCTCGATTATTTTTTCTTAGGTGGTTGCAATACCTTTCTAAAAAAGAAACGGTGATATCTGCAAAATACCACTGTTTTTGGTAGGCTTTCATTTTGTTACACACACTTTTATACCGTCTGTAAGTACCAGAGCTGTAGGTATGGCATTGTTCTTCTACCATGAGCTCGTAAAATTCAATAAAATCGAAACGGCTAAAACCCTTTTCAAATTCATATACAAATTTGGTAAGGGTGAGATAGGAATTATTAAGCCTGTATTGTGTTTTGATTTCGGTAATCTTTTTCTGGATATTCTCTAGAATGAGATTTACATCTGTATCCTTTTTACACCTTTCTTTTTTGGGATTCCATTCTTTGTAGAAAGTGTGCAAGTCTAAAGCTATGCGTTTCCTTACACCACTTTGTGATGCGTGGAGAGTGAGAGGAGATTTGCCATCTTTCTTTCTTACGTACTTTCTGATGGCAAAATGAGTTGTAATTGGCACAAGGATTTTTTTTGTGTCATTACTTGTGTCATTTTTAAGTTTAAATAGGCTTATTGTGGTCGTTACCATAAAAAAAGGGTTTCGTTAAACGTCTGTTTATCAAAACCCTAGCCTTTAAAATGAACCGTTGCGATGGTTACTTGTGATCGCGACAGTTATCGAAACAACACTGTAATAACAGGGGTTACAGAATGGCGTGTGTCATTATTGTGACAACAGCAATACTTCTTTTAGCTTTTTTTGGATGCTTTCACTATCCAAAGCGATCTCTAATCGCTCCTCAAAGTGATCTTGTTTACTCCCTTCCTTCATGTAACGAGTGGGTGAATCTGTTTTATAAATATTATTATATTTTGGTAAGGTTCCAAATAGAAGATATTCAAAATTCAGTTTCCTCCCTTTTGTGACTTCATATATATGATCCAAGAACAATTCAAGGTTATGAGTGGAGATACCTGTTTCACGTCTAGAGGCTTGTTGTAGAATCCCTTTAGTCATTCCACAGGCTCTTTCTATAGAGGAGACCGTGTAATTATTGTCCAAAGCAATCTCAATCATTCTTTTTACAATTCCATTTTTTTGCATAGTTCTTAGGTTTTAAATGTTAAATTATGCGACATATGAATTATTTATGAGATAATCCTATCCGTATTGAATACATATGTAGTATGTTTGCGTAAGTCAAACGTAAGTGATACGCAAATATAACGCAAATACGAGCGCGACAATAATATCTAATACAACACATATCTATGGGAATCGAAAAAGAAGACAAAGACAAAGTCAAAAAACTCACAGGCTACAACTATACTAGTCAGTTTCTTGAATATTTAAGAAGTAGAAATATAACGAATAAGAACGGCACTTTTTACTCAAAAAGCCATGTACGCTGGTATTTTTCCAATAAAACAAATGGTTCCAACCCTTTAGACGTCTTATTTATTGAGTTCTGGGAAGCCATTTCTAAAGAAAATAAAAGTAATGCAGAGCGCATTCAAAAGCTCTCCGACACTACCTCGGAGATACTAAAAAGTTAACCTTTAAAAATTAAAACTATGCAAACTCAATCATTTTTTAAATCACCAGCTGGTGTTTTTCCACAAGATCAAAGAGCGAATATTTTCGCAGATCCTAACACTACAAATCTTTATTTTATGAAATCCGGCAAGGTTTCAGAATTTTCAGAACTTTCCAAGGAATACAGAAGGCAAATCCTTAAGCGACTATTATCAGATCCTTGCGCTATGGCAGATTTAGGACCATTAGGTTTTAGTAAAGCTTATGAGCACTATTCCAGATGTATGTTTGGCTCTCTAGATCATGTAGAAGATTTTTCTACAGAGGGCCAGCTGGGTAAGCCAGACAACTATCGCTGTTCTGACAATTGCCGATGTATGTTTTGGAAGTCTAAATCTATTACTTACAAGAACGAGAAGTTTACTTCCAGACAGCTCTTTTGTCTGGAGCTTATTGCAAAAGGACTTACCGATATGCAAATAGCCGATAGTATGGATATAACAGTTAACAGCCTAAGTGATCTTAAACGAAGATTACAAAAGAAACTTAACACCTTTTGCAAGACCTCTACAGCAGTACGAGCTATAAAACATAAGCTCGTAAGATAATTTTAACCCTGGCCACTTGGCCGTTGCGATAGGAGCCCTTCGGGGCTTCTTTTTTAATAACCTTTTAATTTTAATACCTATGATCTCTAAAATTTATATAGCAGGAAAAGTATCTGGAGAAAACTTTCAAGAAGCTACTCTCAAGTTTGCTGAAGCTCAACAAGAAATTGAAGCTTTAGGGTATGAAGTGGTAAACCCTTTGGAAATTGTTAACGATGGTAACGCCTCTTGGATCGATGCTATGAAACTTTGTATAAAATCCTTAGTTGACTGTGATGCCGTTTTATTTCTCCCAGATTATAAAATGAGTAGAGGAGCTTGTTTTGAATATAGAATTGCTCTGCAGCTCGAGCTTACCATTTTTAAAGACTTAAAATTAATTCCCAAATTAAGTTGGTCATGAAAACAACACCTATAACATCATCCCAAGCTGATTTTATTACAGCTAACTATAAAACTATGTCGATGAAAGACATAACAGAGTATTTAAATATCCCTATTCCAAGGCTTAGGAAGTATATGAAATCAAACGAACTAACGGTTTCAAAAGAAGAAATCCAAGCCATAAAGACTGCTAATTATCTTAAGAATAAAGAAAAGATCCAGAAATCTAAGTCTGGAAAATATATACCATTTCAATGGATGCCATATTAATTTCTAAACCAAAAAATCATGACAAATTATAAACTCATACGATCACTCATCAATAGGGCAGAAGCTCAATTAGAACAACTTAATAAAAGCGATATTTTCACAGACTTAGAAAAAGAAATATTAGCGCCACACTACGAAGAAGAAATAAGACTGCTTAACCAAAAACTCAAAACCGATGTTCATTAAAAAATCTACAATAGAAAAAGTTGAAGACGTCGCCGATATAGTTGAAGTTATTAGAGAATTTGTACAACTTTCCAAAAAAGGTGCCAACTGGTTTGGTCTTTCTCCTTTTGTTGACGAAAAATCTCCATCCTTTTCTGTATCTATAACCAAGAATCTATGGAAATGCTTTGCTTCTGGAACTTCCGGTGTTGGTGCTCTTTCTTTCCTTATGGCTAAAAACTTCTCCTATCCAGATGCCATTAAGCATTTGGCACAAAAATATTCTATAGAAGTAGAATATGAGGATAAGGAAGCTGCCAAAAAGTACATGCAAAAGGAAGAGCGAAAGAACGAGCTGCTACCTCTTATGGAATCGGTTACCAAAAAGTTTGAAGAAAGCTTTTGGGCTCTGCCAGAAGATCATCCTGCTAAGGTAGAAGTGTTTCAAAATAGAAAATATACTAAGGATTTAGCCAAAGAATACCGTATAGGTTATGCGCCTGGACGTAAATTTATTTACGATTTGTGCGTAAAACATGGTAAAAAAGCAGATGCACAAGATATTGGTCTTATTTCAGAGAAAGGAGATAAGTGGGTAGATAGAGTTATTTATCCCCTCACACAGATGCACCATGGTAAAAGCATTCCTATAGGCGTTTCTGGCCGTCGCCTTTCGGAAGAGAAGAAATATGCAAAATGGATGAATCCCATTAACTCCAAGATCTACCAGAAAGAACGGTTTTGGTATGGTCTAGATAAAGCTCAAGCCAGTATTGTAAAATCTAAACAAGCTTGGATAGTGGAAGGTTACAATGATGTAATTGCCTGGCAACGTTTTGGTATAACCAATACGGTAGCTTCTTGTGGTACTTCCATTAATACCAACCAGATTAAAGTTCTCAAAAAATACTGTTCACATGTGATATTCTGTATGGACCCAGACGAAGCAGGAAAGCGGTCTATACTAAAGTATGTTCAAGATTTTCTTAAGGCTGGCTTTAGGACTCACGTTGTTATCCTTAAAGATGGTTTGGATCCAGATGATTATGTAAGAGCTATCGAAGCTGAGGACGAAGCTGCACTAGATCATCTTAAAGAAACAAAGACCTGGACAGATGGTTTTAAATTTCTTATCGACGAAAATAAAACCGATGATGAGATTGAAAACGCTCAGCTGGCCAAAGATTTTGTAAAGCTTATCCATCAGATAGATGATGAAGTGATGCAAGATATATACCTACAGTGGTTGGCCAAAGAAACTGGACAGAAAATAGCTACTATCAATAAGTACATGAAAGCTCAAGATATAGAAGAGCTATTGCCAGATAGAAATACCAGTCGTGAGTTTGATTTGTACGAGCTTCCGGACGAAGTAAAAGAACCTTTGGAAAAGCTTTTGCCTACTATACAAAGGTATAGATTGTTTCAAGCCAATAGTATGATCTATGTTCAGTTTGGCGATGAAGCTCCCTATAGATTTAGATCTGTTTCCAACTTTTCTATAGAGATTATTCAACACATGAACGACGAGAAGTTTCCTAAGAAACTTGTTCGTGTAAGGAATATACACAAGCACGAAAGTGTGTTCGACATGGCTTCAGAAGCTATTAACACGCCCAATTCTTTTGAAAATGCCATTACTAACTATGGCAACTACCAATGGAGAGGGAAAAGAGAAGATCACCAACTGCTTAAGTCTTATCTGTTTGATGGTATGGGCACTGGTAGACAAGTGGAAGTTCTTGGCTGGCAACCAGAAGGGTTTTGGGTTTGGAATAACCTAGTTATTACAGAAGAAGGTGAAAAGCTAGATATAGATAAGAATGGGTGTTTCGACTATAAAGGTGTAGCCTATTACACACCTTCAGCCAATTCTATCTTTTCAAGTAACCATTATAAGTATGATGCCCAAAAGCGTTTTATATCTATAAATACCAAAACTACTTTTTTCGATATCGCCAAGCGAACATTCGATGTCCACGGAAATCACGGTCTTATGGGAATTCTATTTGGGATCTCTTCCATATTTCAAGACATAGTCGTGAAGGAACTTAGTTCTTTTCCTATACTTTTTTTATACGGTCCACCGAGTTCTGGTAAAGATCAGTTAGCAGAAGTTGTCCAGGGCTTTATGGGGATGCCCCAAACTGCTATTAATCTAGAAGGATCTGCGAGTACAACCAAAGCGCAAATAAGAGAATTTGCACAGTTTGGTAACGGTATATCACAGCTCTCGGAATATAAGCCTGGTGATCCTGGTATCGACGGAATTTTAAAAGGTCTTTGGGATAGAAGAGGCTATAAGCGGGGTAATATAGAAAGCCACGTAGGTACAGATTCTATCCCTATCCTATCCAGTGCCATTATTACCTCCAACTTTTACCCAGATCAAGAAGCTCTTATCACGCGTCTAGTTTCAAATCTTATGGACAGGACTACCTTTAGTGAGCAGGAAGACAAGCATTATGCAGAGCTTTCCGATCTTATTAAAAAAGGATTTAGCGGTCTCACCAACGAATTCATGAAATATAGGAAAGATGTTGAAGACCAGTTTAAGGCACAGTTTCGAGCTTTTAAGTCTTTTCTGAAGGAGCAAAACCCAAACGTGAATTCTAGGATGATCCAGAATCTTAGTGTTTTTGGCGCCATATACAAGATCACTTCCAACTATATCGAGTTTCCTTACAACATGTCCGATATAATGAAGGTCTTTGGTAAGGTTCTGCAGATGCAAATGAACAAACTAGACTCAGCAAGCATCATCAACAGATTTTGGGATTGTTTTTTGGCATCACTTCGTGGAAATCACACAGATATATTAATTGCAGGCAGAGACTTTAGGTTAGATGGCCAGAAGCTTTATTACTCTTGGACCAATGTTTACAACAAAGTTTCTCGCCAGTGGTATATGCAGTATAAAGAAGGTATGCCAAGCAAGACAGTAATGAGCGATGCGCTTAAGAAAGAACCGAGCTGGGTAGATTATCTTAACTCGTTTCGATATTCGCCTGGGGTTTCCAGTTCTGCGTACTGCACAGACCTTGCTGATCTTAACATCCGCGAGGAGATAGCAATGGCTATTCAGTTTCAGGAGGACAAGGTGAATCCACAAACAAGTGCCTTCCCACCAGATGGCGACGATTCCCCTGTTACCCCTGATGATGAAAATAATAAAGGAAAAAAATCTGAACTACCGTTTTGAGTTCCTTACAATCCTACATTTATATAACTTGTTAATAATCAATATATTAAGTAGCAAAAGGTGTAAGGAATGGTGTAAGGAAGTGTAAGGAAGTGTAAGGAAGTGAATTCGTGTTCCTTACACTTCCTTACACCTAAACACTACAAATGAAGTATAACTATTTGATAATGAGAGCTGTAAGGAGTGTAAGGATTGTAAGGATGATTTCACCCCCCCCCTCGACTATAAAAACAATAAAAATCTATAATTATGTTAGGAAAAATTGAAATGAGACTAGCTATTCCAGAGGATTTTAAGATTAGAAACGGCACCAGAGAGGAGCTAAAGCAAGGCGCCATCTACTTTGTAGAAGATATGGACCTAGAAGATAAGATGATGGGATGTTTTGTTTTGTCCTATGCACAAGATCTTCAAGTCTTCAAAGAACTGCTAGAAGCAGAAATGATTTACGTCCCTTTAGTAGATGAAAATTTAGTTGAATTTTTAAAACCAATGTAAAATGTACACACCCAAAGAAATGAAAACCATCGTTTACAACTGCAATTCTATAGATGAGCTTATGCAATCTGTTGGTATTTTTAAGCAGCTGTTCAATGAAAATCTTATTAATGCGTATTACAAAATGAGTTTGATGCTTATTATTAATTCTAAATTAGATTCTATGTGATTTTTTTGTCTTATAATGATATATATTTCGCTTAAAGTGCGATTATATTCGCAAATACTCGTAAATTTGAGAAACAATAATCCTGTGTTAGACAAGAAGTTAAGTTATAATCCTTACATCTGTGAAGTTTTATTAAGCTTCGACAAAGATCTAGATCATGTAAAGGGTGCAGAGTTATCTCAAAACTTTTTTGACTCACTTCCCCCAGATACATTCGAGGCTATATATGTAAGCCGGTCAAAAACTCAATTTCGGGAGAGTTTTCAAGATAACAGATCTGGAGGTTTTTACTCACAGCAAGTAGTGATTAGCATGCCTAGATCCGAATATGATCGCAGCACCAAAATAAAGAAACTGATTTCTGCCAGGTATGTTTTTTTGAAACTGAGTAATGGATCTGTTTTAGTCATTGGTAGAAACGACCATAAGCAAAATAAAAAATTGAATTGCGAGTACACTTCCAATGAGCAGCTGGCACAATTTCAATACACCTGCAGGAGTATTTTTTCTGCAGGCTTTTTGCAATTGGATGGAGCAGGATTCCCTTACCAAATACCAACACAAACCCCTTAGCATGAGTTTAAAAACCAATTATAGCGAATTAGCCACCAAAGAAGACAGCTTAGAGCAGGTTTTAAGACTCGCAGGTTTGGCAGATAAGTTTAAGCTTAAGGCTTTTGAGTTTAATTTGGTTCGCGCCAAGATAAATCATCTTAAATTTTTACTAGACAATCTAGAGCTTTCTGGAGGAGAAGGTATAGCAGGGCTAGAGGTTGTTCTTTTTCGCTTTTTTATTGGAGGTTTTGAGCCCGAGTCTTATGCTACTTACATCAACGATCTAGATTCTTTTGAAGTTACACCTGGGCAAATTCCAAAATTTAGGTTTCTTATTTATTTACCAAATCAATTGCCTAAGATTACAAGTTTTTCTATACGCGGAGAACAGCAAGGTATTTTTGGAGATGGAGGCAGTAGACTTCTCACAGAGGATGATCTATTTGTAGATTTTGAGCGTAATGCTACTGCAGATGAGCTAGAAGAAGAGTCTGAAACACAAATAGTAACATTTCCAAATATTTCTGGAGATATACAAGATTGGTTAAACTCAAAAGACCCTGTTATTACATTACAACCATCTGCAGATGGCATAGTTATTTTTAGAGGTAATCTTTTTGCAGCAGACCAGTCCTATCTTTTTATTGGACCGCGAGGAGATTATGGAGTTGGTGCAGAAAATACAGCCTTAGCAGAACATTTTGAACCTCTTAGAGAGTCTAGTAATTCCAACACAATAACGGTGGATAGTGCCTTTAGCACAACATCGCTCAATCCGTTACAAAATAAGGTTCTGTCCCTTTGGGCAAATGGAATTGAAGCTGAAATAAAAGAATTGGTCGATAACATTCCCGTAGACGGCCTCTCGGCTTTCGAGGTTTGGCTGGCAGATGGTAATGAAGTATTAAAGCTAGAAGATTATTACGAATTCATTAGTGGCCAAGATGCTATAGCTTATATATCTAAGTGGAATCCCACAACCAATGTGCCTTCGCTTACAGATGAAAATGAATCCAAGGCTAGGACTGCATATAGATGTACCAATAACTTTACCCGTTTTAGCATAGATTGGAAAATTGGGGATTATCTACTCTATGATGATAATGGAGATATATTTCGCGAACCAAACCCAGATGTTAACCAGTATCTAGAAACTAAAACAGCGGTAACTAGTTATTTATTTGAAGAAAGTAACAAGTCAGTAGCCCCTATGTTTACAGCCTCTACTGCGGTGAGTGCAGTGGTAAAGCTAGATATACCTGTAGGCACTCTTTTTTTGCTTAGTCCGTGGGGTACTGGTGAAGTGAGTATAACAGCACAAACTGGTGTAACCTTAAGATTTCCAGAAGATGAACTTCCTATTATAGCTTCTAGATATAGCTGGATTCAACTTAAGGTAGTAGATATTAATGAAGTGGCCGTAATCGGCAGACTAAAACCAGCATAATGACAGGAATACTAGCATCTAGTCGAGTTAGGAGGTCAACAAGAAATCTATTGTTGATTACAACTAGCACGAGTTCTACTTGGAAAATGAATTCAGCTCTTTTTAATCACGATGTTGATTACCAATATGTAGATAACACAAATGGAAACGTTTTATATTCCGGTAATGCTGCCGATTTAGGTTTTGCAGTTGATCTTAGTATAGGTAATGGAAATACTTCTTTAGTTATTCTAGATAGAGAATTAGGTTATGATATTGATACATTAGATTTGGGAGTTTTACTTCTTAATACTGTTAAAGTAAATTTTTTACCTTCTTTAATAGAATTATATATTGACCAAAACAATGTTTCAGTTTTAGATATTACAAAAAATACAAATTTGTTACGTCTAGCGTGTAATAATAACAATATTTCAGTTTTAGATGTTACACAAAATATAGCTTTGTTATCTATAGGGTGTATTCGAAATAATATTTCAGTTTTAAATTTCAGTCAAGCTACATCTTTAAGAATAGTACAAGCTGCATCTAATTCGCTGACATCTTTAAATATTAAAAATGGAAATAACACGAATATGAATTCAGCAGCTTTTTATATTGAAGAAAACCCAGATCTAGAATGTGTGTTAGTTGATGACGTAGCTTATGCAAATGAAAATTTTACAAGAAAAGACGCTCATACCAATTACAGCGATACAACATGCCCTTAAATAATAAATAATAATTAATTAAAAACAAATAAACATTATGCTAGATTCTAATTTAAAACACGACGACATCTACAACACAGCAACCAGTGGCCAATATGGAATTGTAAAACTTGTAACAGGACAGAAAAGTAAGCGCGGAGTAAAATTTGTAGGTATCCAAGCTGGAGTAAACAATAGCTCATTTCTTGCCGATCAATCAGGTATCGGAGATAAAGAACTTGCTTGGAATCTAGACAAAGGTCAGTTTATACCTGGACCCTTTTCGAATATTAGAAACGTAGTTGGAGAGCTTGCTTGCTTTGTTACTAAATAAATAAACTATTATGAAATTAGGAATTGGACTTAGCTTAGCTAATAAGAGGTTTGTAGGGGGTTTTGACCCAGCTTACAAAGCCGTTTTAGATTTTCAAACTTCTGAAAACATGCAATTAGCGAGTGACCGTGTAAAAATTCTACAAAACAATGTGGTTTTAGGTTTTAAAGACAAAGGACTTTGGAACAAAAAAGATGCTTTTGGATTATTTGCTACGGATGGAGATGTTGATTCCGCATTAGTTTGTTGGAAAAGACTAATTAAAATGAAAGCTATTAGTTCACCTACTTTTACTCCTAAAGGCGGTATTGATGGAAATGGTAGTAGTTCTTATATTGATACTCTTTTTAGGCCTGCCATTGACGGAGTTAATTTCTTGCAAGATGATGCTGGACTTTCTATTAATGTTGGTAGTGGTGAAGGTTATATTGTTGGAAATAGTTCAACTGCATCTGGAAACCAACGAATGAGAATAGGCGGTGCAGATTTTATGATAAATGGTAGTGTTACAAATCTTAATCCGAGTTTTGAAATAGGAAATATACACTTAGACAGACTTTCATCAACAGAAGTAGTATCACAACAGGATAGCACTATAACAAATACTAGAACAAATAGTTCTGCTGCATTACAGAATAATGAAATTTTTCTTTTGAGAATAACTAATAATTATTCTGATGCGAATATAAAATCATTTTCAGCAAGGGCAAGTTTTACCGAACAAGAAAAGAACGATTATAATACAATTATTAACACTTATTTAGCCGCATTATAATGGAAGTTTTAAAAGCAAATACACAGCAATATGAAGATTTGCAAGGATTTGCAAATCATAATCATATAATTAATTTTTCCCTTGATGCAGATGATAATTATATTATCGGTAAGCAAGTTTTGACAGACGATAAATTCCTTGAAATTAGGGATCAATTAGAACTTCTTGAAGTTCTTCCTTATAATCCAAAAATCACAGAGATATGAAAAACTACTTCAAAAACACTCGCCATCATTTACACGCTATTGTAGGCATAACAGGAGGATTTATAGCCTCTTTATATCTATCATGGGTTTGGCTAGACTTTAGAAATTTAGAGGCTTTAAACAAGGCTATGTGGTTTCTCGCACCAGCTTTTATCATTGGCTTAATCTGGGAATGGAGACAAGGAAAAATCAATAAAATGGACATATTAGTTAGCGGTATAGCGATTTCAACGGGAGTATATTTTGGAGGGCTAGCATTTCAATGGATCGTAAACCATTTATTATAATAAATGGTCACTATAGAAAAAAATCACCAGCTTTTACCTTGTAAAATAAGGCCTTATCTTATTCCTTTTATAGAGAAGGAATTTGCGGTAAAAGACCAGGCTTTATTTGGTGGTGTTATGGCCAAGATTGTAGACATTTCACTTCACAATAGTTTTGGTAAGATCATTAGGATGATGTGCGATAAAGCCTATAAGCCAGAACGCGAACTGCAAAAGTTTTCAGTCTTTATCCGGGTTAAAAACTCGTACACCAAAAAACAATGGGAAGGACAAATCTATAAATATGCTTCAGGTGAATATTCTTTTCTTCATCTGCCCAACGAAGGTGTAGAAATTATCAACGACCATTTTGAGGGAATCTTTTCTCAATCTCTTTTATTCTATTTGGAAGGTCACCAAAATGGAGATTCTGATCAAGGACTTCGCAAAGGCATAGATCTTTTTATGCAAAAGTATTCGCTTTATGATTTTGATGTAGATCCAGAAGCCTTAAGACGTGCGTACTACAGATACGTTAATGAGAATAAGAGGCTTAGTTTTTTTTGTACCAAAAAATCAAGGCGAAACATCAAAATAAATTAAGTGTCACACTTTAATTTGTCTTAAGTACGCAGCTTTGTTTTCTAAATCTTTATACGATGATCCTACTATTTTTACAGCTCGAAAATGCTTCAGATAAGTTACTAGATTATGGTGTTCTCGGCATTGTACTTATAGGAATTTGTTTTATTTCTTACAAAATGTACAATAAGATTAACGATGATGGGGCAGAATGGCGAAATGTCGCCAAAACTCAAATAGATCACAATTACAAGACCAATATTGAGCAAAACAGAATAAACCAGAGGCTTATCGACATAAGAGAACGCGACACCCAAGCCAATAGAGAGTTTCATATTATGCTTGAACACAAAATGAATGAGCTTCCCAAAGAAGTAAGAGCGGAGCTTAAGTCCGAGCTTAACGAACAAAATATTAATCGTACTTCATCTTCAGGAAAATGAAAATTAAATCTCTTACTACCAAAGAACTTTACGACAAACTTTTAGTTTATTTCGATATTAGAGAACTAGTAAGCCCTGGTGTTTACAAAAAGTATAAGCACCTGGGCAATTATTTCTTCTTATCTAGATTTGACATCCGCTTACTTCAAAATTTGCTGTGGATAAGAGAAACTGTAGATGCAAAAATTACCGTCAATACTTGGATGTGGGGTGGTCGATTCGATGAGCGCGGTATTAGAGATACGTCCTCACCAATGGTACAAAAAAGAGCTAGAAATAATGATGCCTGGTTAAGTGGTCATGTTCTCGCTATGGCATTGGATTATGATGTGGAAGGACAAACTGCAGAGGAGCACAGAGCTTGGTTAGATGAAAGATTTATTCTTATTCCAAATCCAATACGCCTTGAAAGAAAACTAAATGGTGTGCAAATATCTTGGGTACACCAAGATGTTTGCGACGATCCCAGAAACCCTAGAGTCTATCAATTCGATATTTAGATATTATGGAAGACGATAAGAAAACATATAAAGAAAAAAATGGCACTACACGAGTAGGGGACAGCCTTAGATGGTTAGTTGATAAGGGTAGCGTTGTAGCTCCTGAGCTTCTGGATATTGCTAGCAGCTTAACGGGCGTAAAAGCCTTGAGCGCGCTAGGCAACAAAATAAGTGGATCGACTGAACTTTCCGAAACGGATAAGAAGATGTTGTTAGCACAAATTGAAATGGATAAAGAGGATATGATCAATATTTCTAATCGCTGGAAATACGATATGCAATCTGATTCTTTTATGAGCAAAAATATAAGGCCCTATACTTTAGCTTTTTTAACCTTTGCAATGTTTTTATTTATTATTCTTGACAGTTCAAATATAAATTTCAATATAGATCCCGTTTGGGTCGACCTTCTTAAAACTTTATTAGTCACGGTGTATTTAGCTTACTACGGTAGCCGTGGAGTTGAGAAATTTAAGAAAATTGCAAAGAATTAAAATGTCTCTTAAATAAATTAAGGCTTTAATATTGCGACATATGTAGTATATTTACTGAGTAATTTTTTCATAATTTTTTTATTTAAGTTAGAGGCTCTCCTTGTGAGAGCCTTTTTTATTGCTTAAAAACGTGTCACACCACTACAGCGACATATATCGCATTTTTGGTAAACAAATGAAGATTATGGACGTCAACAAAGCATTATTTGAAATTTCAAGAGGAGAATGGGCTTTTCACGTAGACTCTGTCTCTTTATGGCTTCCTACCGCTGTAAATCTTATTGAGCGTAATGCTATAGAGCTTCCTACTACCCCAGAAAGCGCAGGCATCACTTTTCTTAATGAAAGCGGCAAAGCTGTAAGCGCTATGGATGTGATAGAAGAAAACACAAGGCAAGAAGTTGTTGCTGTAGTATCTGCTATTGGTCCTATGATGAAGTATAGTGGGCTTTGCACCAAAGGAGCAGATTCGCTCATCAATGAGATGAAACTAGCCATGGACCTTCCTGCTGTAAAAGCTGTTATCTTAAATATAGATGGTCCAGGAGGTAGCGTTTCTGCTGTATCTGCATTTCAAGAATTTCAACCCCAAAAGACAAAGCCTATTGTGGCTCTTGTAGATCTATGCGCCTCTGCACATTATTGGGCTGCTTGCTTAATAAGTGATCACATTATGGCTAGAAATACTATTTCAGCAGAAATAGGTAGCGTAGGGGTAATGGTTTCTTTTATAGATAACCGTGAAGCCCTAAAAGAAAAAGGATATAAAGTACATGAGATTTTTGCCCCAGAAAGCGAACACAAGAACAAAGCTTTTTTATTGGCGAGAGAAGGTAAGTATGATATGATCCAGGAAGATTACTTGTCGCCATCTGCCAAGAAGTTCCAAGCAGATGTACGCGCAGCTCGTCCTAATCTTATAGAAGAAGTAGGTGTTCTTACTGGAAAAACCTTTAAGGCAGAATTGGCAGAAGAATATAACATGATAGACAGTATTGGCAATATGGGAAAGGCCGTAGAACGCGCTCTTTTACTGGCTGAAATAAGTGAAGTAACTAATTATTAACCCCCAATAAATATATTAAAATGAATCGATTAAGCAAGACTATTGGTTTTCTCTGGGCCATTTTGGGGATTCAAAAAACTCCCATAAAAGAAGGGAAATTGGATCTTACAGAAGACCAAGAGAAAAAGATCATCGAGGCACTCGGTGAGAAAGACTTCAAAACTATGGTAAAGGCCATAAACAAAGAAGCAAAGAACGTACTAGATGAAGAGTCGAGTAAAAAACTTATTGAAGATGCTCGCGCAGAATTCAAAGCAAGCTTAGAAGCTTCCGGTTACACCGAAGAAGAAATTCGCGATATGGCGAATAAAGGATCTGCAAAAGACGGTAAAGGCGATAAGTCTAAAGATAAGAAAGGAGATACTTCAGATGCAAGTCTGGAAGGTCTTATTTCAGACTTTAAAGCTTACCAAAAAAAGACAGACCTCATGATCGCCAAGCTCATAGAAGATCCTGAGCCAGATCCAGTGATTCCACTTAATAAAAATGGAGATATGAAGAATTTAAAACACTCTGCCACACACCTCTATGGAGACAATCAAGCTCTTAACGAATTTGCAAGCAGACCATGGAACCAAAGAGCTGCAGGACTTACCAAAAACGCAACAAGTTGGGATGGCACAGCTGGCGAGATCAACTTGCAACGTCTTAATGGTGATGTTGAGCTTTTCTATAGAGAAAATCCAAGCACTATAGAATCTCTTCACAGAGACATGATTGAGCTTCCAAGCTTTTGGCCAACACGTTTTGGTGTAAAAGACAGAATAAGTGATGGTAAAATCGTTTCAGACGAGATTACACAAGCCAGAAAACTGCCTTGGTTAGCAAAAAACAATCAAAAAATCCAGCCAGAAACTCGTCAAATATTCGACGTAAGTATAGATTTGGAATGGGTAGGAAACGATTTGCAGAAATATGAGAAAAGCTGGTTACAAGGTGTAATGAGCATGGAAGGATCTACTCCTTATAAAATGACGTTTGTTCAATTTTTGGTAACAGAGCTTATGAAAAAAGCTAAAGCCGAGGATAGAATGTCAGCGATAAAAGGGGTTTATGTTGCTACACCAGACGATGCTACAGTTGCCGGTAGAGCGATAAACCGCCAGAATGGTTTACTTTATCAATTATACAAAGGGGTATATATAGACAAGAAAGTGAAAGTACCTTCTATTGGTTTACCAACTCCAGAGAACATTGTGGACTATGCCCAAATGGTTATAGAGAAAAACATAAAAGAAGAAAGCAAAGAAGCTTCCAATCTTGTGTACTATATGCCAAAGGATCATGAGCGCTGGTACAAAACGAGATATAGACAATTAAGAGGTATCGAGAACGATTACACCTCAGATGATCGTCTTACTATCGAGAATTATGAGAATATCCGTATTGAGCCGTTGCATGATCTTAATGGTACAAATGTTCACCTTATTACGTTCGATGATAATATCGAAATTATGGAAGACGTGCCCAACGAGAAAGGTTTATTGACTTTTGAAAGACTTAAGAGAATTATCTACGGCCATGCAGACTATAAGTTTGGTTGTGCGTTTATTCACTTAGGTACAGAAGTAACAGATGATGATCCAGACGCCTTCAAGGTGCAAACTGTTTGGACCAATGGTGTTTTTCCTTTTAAGAAAGATTTCTATATTCCTTTTCACGACGATAAGTCTGGAAAATTGAAGGTGACTTATTCCAACTTAAGCATTGTACCTGGTTTCGAAACCGACATTGCAACCTTGGAAAAAGCAAACCTTTTTGAAGGACAAATTGTAAGAATAAAAGGAAATACATCTGGGGTTACATCTTCTGTTAAGGACAATCCAACTTTTGATTTGGCATCAGACTACGATCTGTCTTCAGGAGGTACATTAACTATGGTGGTAACCCCTGCTTTAACCCTCAAAGAAGTTAAAAGAACGACTGAAGCTAGCAACGCACCAGCAGAAACTTTTACTTTCGACAGTGCGACAGTAGATCTTACTAATGGTACAACGCAAACCTTCAATGGTGATGCAACTACCCTTACAGGAATAGAAAACGGTACAGAGCAGCAGAAATTAACTCTGCTTAACAGCGGTGAAGCAAACTTAACAGTAAGTGATGTTGCAGGAAATATTTCTGTAGTCTCAGATGCAGTTATTAAGCCAGAAGATACTTTGGTATTGATTCTTATAGATGGAATTTGGACAGAATTCTCTAGAACTATAGCAGCATAATTTATAGGCAAGGCGGCACAAGTCGCCTTGCTTTTAATTTTTTTTAATACAAAAAACAATGAAATTAATTGATAAAAACAGACAGTTATCTAGTCCAGGAGGACCAGTTGCCAAGTCGCCTTTCATTACTATAATGAAAGTGGAAGATCTTGCTTCTACCCCACAACCAAATGCCAAAGGCGTTTTGTTGGAAGGGCTATATGAGATGAAGCAAGGAAAAGAACCTTTCAAAATCTACAATACAGGCTCTTTTCAAAACTTCGGTTTTGAAACTGATGGGGATGAGGATGCCGCGAGCATCCAGAAAACACTTACAGCAAGATTTCCCGGTGATGGCCTAGAAATAAGAGAATTTGTAGGTGGGCAAATGGATATTGAAGTCATCGTCCTTTTTGGTGGAGGCTGTGGTCAAAACCAAAAAAGCGTTATTGGAAGTACTTGTGCGCCAATAAAGATGAGAGCAAACTTTACAATGGATAATGATACCACTCACTATGAGTTAACATTTTCCAATATGAGTAACGATAACCTTATGCCAGGTTTATTTGGCGGCCCAGATCCTGTTGCTAATGTTTTTGTAGCAGATGCTGCAGATCTAGAATTCCTAGTAGCCAATGGTGCACTAGTAAAATTACCAAGTTCTGCAACAGGAGAAGCTGTGGGAGTTACAGATATAGACTTTCCATCTGGAAGCTTTGTAAGCGTCATTGGTGGCGGTGGTGCAGATCCAGCAGTTATAAGTGATGCTGCAGGTACAGATGCCAAGTTTGTCTTGAAAGATGGAACAAGCTTTATTGGTCTGGACAATGCTAGAATCACCTTCGAAGTCTTTATTGCAGGAACAGATACTTTCTTAATTGAGCGGTCTAGATCATAGATAATAGTGCAAAAATTATAAAAGCCACTACACATTTTGTAGTGGCTTTTTTGTTGTCACACCTTACAGCCTTACTTATAGGCATCTTTGAGATCTAATCATTAATAAGCCTTATGTTATGGACAAGAAAACAGTAATAAGTATCCTAACGGATCAAAAACAAGACAAGAGACAGAAGTTCTCTATGTTGCTTATGGCGCTCAATCAAGCTCCTGCCAAAAACTTTGCCCTTACGGCGCATTACAATAGGGTTGGCTATTCAGAAAAGAACTTGAAAGCTATCGTGTACGATGTCAAAAAATCTTATAGTATTTCTCCTGCAGATCTTAGTAAGTTTGAAAAAACACCGGCTAAAAAAGTAGCAGCTTCAAGCCAAGACGATTCAAATTCAGAAGAAAAAGAAATAGAAGAAACTAAAGAGGATAAAGAAGAAAAAAAAGACAAGCTTCAACTTGAAGAGTACAATGAAGAGCTGAAGGCTATGGATATCGAAAATGCAGAATACAACACTATTAAAAAACTTGCTTTTGGTCTGGCCAATGAAATTAATATCGATTTTCCAAACAAAAGGGCAGACACGCTTAAAGCATTTTTGACTGAGCAAAAAAAAAGCTTGGCCAACGAAGCATAAGAGAGCTCTTTCCATTTCTTAATAAGCCGAATGTACCGGACAAGCTCAAGATATTGACGTCGGATATGATTTCGGCTTTTGTACTTGTAAATGAGAATAGAAAGAAACTTGTTCAAGATCTAGAGAATAAATCTTTGAGCCCAGAGGATTCTTTTAAAATTGCCCAAAGTACGGTTTTGGCCTATCAACAAAATCAGTTGGCATTCAATGAGCTTTTGCATTACCAGGACAAGGGCGAGATATTGGGAAAGCATTCTATTTTTGACGATGACAACCTTAGATCTGGTATTGAAAACATGAGCGATATAGACGCCCTAAAGATTTATAAAAATATGAGTTCACAAATTTCTAGGTTAAGGACGAAGTTAAAAGCAGATCCCTTAGATGAAGATGCTCTTAGAATTTTAAAACTAAAAGAGACCAAACGCCAACTTCTACAAAATAAGCTCAATGAAAAACAGATTCTTTGATTTGCAGCAACCTCCAAAAGAAGAGGCGAAAGATGAAGTGTCTTCTGTATTTAAGTCCAAATACATCAATAAGCATTTTGAAAAAATAGCTCATCTGGATAAAGATCTCAAACGGCTACCTACTGTAGAAGAATTCTTTTTCTTGCAAACAGACAATTCTTTTAATGCCTTTACTTTTATTCCCTTTATAGCGCAAAATCATAATATACAGCACCTATATATCTGTACCTATTCTATAAGTAGAAGGGTTATAGATGCATTAATAGAACTGTACGATAAGGGCTTCTGTGACCAGATCACTTTAATGATTTCAGATTCTCTTATCAAAAGAAATCCTACCACTATGGAGCTTCTTGCAGCTCAGGTAAGTAGTAGAGCAAATTTTATAGTGAACTATTCGTGGTCCCACGCCAAAGTCACACTCATAAAGACACAAGATGCTTATTTTGGTATTGAAGGTTCTGGAAATCATAGTGAAAATGCGCACTACGAGCAGTACTTATTTTATAATTCAAAAGAAACTTATGAATTCAGAAGAAAGATTTTTACCGATGTTAAAATCAGAGCTAAGGCTATCGGAGGAGCAATACAGCGAAATTGAAACATTAGCAGCTGCAAATTATGCTCCTAGATCCATAGCAAAGTATCTGGGTGTAAACGAGACCCATTTTATAAAAGAGTGGAATATAAATTCTTCCCTGGTAAGGCACCATTATGACAAAGGATTGCTCGAGGCAGAATTTCTTATAGCTGAAGGACTTCTTAGTCACGCCAAAAGTGGAAATATAACTGCAGCACAAGAATTTAAAAAAATCGCAAGAGTGCAAAAGGTAGAAAATTTAAAGAACGACATACTATTTGGCCATGAAGATTGAAGATATTACTCTAGAAGACATTCAGGACTTTATTCACAACGGAAGCCGTGAGGATGCTCCTAGTGAGGTCGTGGAAACACTTTCTACCCTAGAAAAAATACATGGCATGTATTTGAGGTGGCAAAGCAGAGATCATATCATTAAGCATTTGGAGAAAGTAGATGGTTATTCTTACTATCTCGCCAACAAGTGGTACGATATGATGACGGAGTATTTCTATG